TGGAATTACTTAATCTCATGATATGACCTAAAACATTGATATATAAGCATAAACAAGCCTATAACATTTTTGAAAAAGCACCAGATTTATATAGAAGTTTAAGACTTATGCCCCTTTAGTGCCCCTTTTATTTTATGGTTCTTGCTGGACTCGAACCAGCGACCGAACGGTTAGCTACCAACTGAGCTAAAGAACCTAGACGACCGCATACTGGTACGCATGCTAAGCATAGGCGAAACACGGTCTATAGTTAGATAAATAATATTTAATTGCACTTTCTTCTTCTATTATATCATATTTAGGTGACCATCATTTTTGATGGTCGCCTATCCATAAACCGCATAATACCAAATATTGCTGAGGTCAATAAAATAGTAACCGAGCGGAATTCCATACGGTTTATGCAAACAAAAAAACGCCCCGGAGGGCGAGAGGTGTTCGCTACATATTTCAAAACACTATCTTCCATAAATTTCTTTTATAGCCCATCTAAAATTTGTATAGGGGTTAATATTGAAAACAATGTTTTTACACATATTAGAAGAGTTATTTATAGCATCTGATAAATTATCTATTATTTTTTCTATTTGTTTCCTGCTTGTTTTATCATAAGGCTGTTTTAAGTGTTTTGTCAATTTTAAAATTAGCTGATCTTGCGACAAAGGACCTGTTATATGCTCAAAATGTAATAGAAGCCAGACTTCAATTGATCTATTACTAAATATTAGCTTATAATCTAAACTATCTGCTAAGTCTTTGCAACTTTTTAACTCTTCATCTGTTATTTCATCATAATCAAAACATATATAAACTCTCTCTATTTTAAAACCGCCTAGTTTTCCGTTCTTTTCTTTTATTTGTTTTTTAGCATTATAAATCAAGTCAAGACCTTGTCTAGTTTGCGTAATCGGCCTAACTCTAATTTTTGTATTACATACCTGATTTAATCTTTCAAAATATATTGCTTCTGTAATACCTTCAGTAAAAATCACTATTGTAGGTTTTAACTTTAAATTTTGACTAGCACGCCTTGCCATATTAAACCCTCGCCTTCTTCAAGGATTCCTTTAATGCATCTACAAGAACAACGGGGATTGCACCAAATTGTCCCGCTTTATATCTTTTGAGATACGAATAATCTTTTCTATTTGCACTGGTCTCAAAATCATAAGCGCTATATAGATTACTTATTCCTCGACTGTTTCGTTCGACAAAATATATTTGCTCACGTTTGAAATCAGAATCCATAAGACTTAACTCATGGCTAGTTAAAATAAATTGATTGCTATTTTCTTGACAGTTAAAAACTTCAAGCATAGCTCTAGCCAACTCATTATGAAGTGAATTATCAAACTCGTCAATTAATATGACTCTATCTGTATTCAATAAAATAATTAATGCTAAAGAAAGAAGTTTTTGAGTTCCCAATGATTCTTGCGTAAAGTCCAAAACAAAATTATCTAACCTTCTCCCATCTTCGTCATATTGCTTATGACTAATACGAAGTCTAGTTTCAGTTTCTGGTACTTTAAAGTTTAGTTGACTATTAACACCTTCAAAAAGACTTCTTATTTCATCTGGTATCTTTATTTGTTGTTCAAATACTTCAATATCTTCAATGTTAATATCGGCGGCTCTAACAAAATTCAATACTTTTTCTTTACTTTTATTATCATTCAATCTTTTAAATGCTTCTTGATCCATCCCCCACTGTGCACCTAAAATTAACAGATCTCTTACAAACCAACGATACACTGCTAATGAGGGTTCATCATCAAAAGTTTTCAACGTATTTAAGAATAAGTTGTCTTGTCTAGTTTTAGTTTTGAATATTTCAAATTCTTTAGGGTAGCTAATATATTCTTTTTCATTTCTTTCGAAATATGTTTCCCATTTGTTCCTAGATTCTATTTCTAACTTTTCATGAGTTATTTTAGTCTTTAAATATGCCACCGAATATTTATAGACTCTATCATCTTTTCTCAATGTTATTTGAAATGAAATTGGCTCGCTTTTATTTCCGGCATAGCTAGGAAATGGGAGAGAAGCATTATCAGGCTTCACAATCAATTGTTTTAAAGTATTTATCGCGTTGAGAACATTACTCTTACCTGAAGCATTTGCTCCAAATATAATAGCACTTTTTAAAATTCTGTGTTCTCTAATATGTGTAAATTCATTTTTCAACGCTGTTCTTTTAACTGCTTCCATTGAGAAATATATTTCTTCTTTATACGAATATACATTTTGAGCGACAAATTCTAATAACATATCATTCTCCTATTGATTTCAAAAACGGTTTTTCGTTTTCTATATACATATTAACTTTACTTCATTTTGGATAAAAAGTCAATATTTTTGATGATTTTCTCGATATAAACATATATTTTAAGGTTTATTTATGTCAATTATACTAGAAACATTTACAAAAAAACACCCGCCGAAGCGGGGTTAATTTTTAATAATTTAAAGTTTGACCAGCATAAATCAAATTAGGATTTGAGATGCCATTCATTGAAACTAAGCTTTGAACTGTCGTTCCTAAACGGCTCGCAATTGATGAAAGATTATCGTCAGAACGAACGGTGTAAGTTCGTGCTGCGGTCCCAGATTGACCGCCTGTGAAGCGAATAACCTGACCAGTGTAAATCGTGTTCGGATTAGATAAACTATTCTGACGTGCTAATTCTTGCCAGTTTGTACCCCAATTTGATGCAATGCCACTAAGTGTATCACCTTGTTTTACAATATAACTTTTTGCGGGTGTCGTTGGCTGGCTTGTAGAAGCATCAATAGTTTCCACATCATGAACGGATAACCAGCTCATAATACCATCAAGCAAGACAGTATCTCCATTCTTCTTGATGATTTTATGTGGTTGACCTTTTACCCATTGAGGAATTGTTTCTCCTGTGGCATAATTCTTAGCGCCAAAGTTTACTTTAACCGTCATTCCAGCTTCTACACCGTTTCCTTTAACTTCATTGGCTGCTTTACCATTTTCAATGGCCGGTGTAGCAGTATTGGGTTTAACTTCTTGGCCTTTCTGTTTTCCGTATCCATTATCTGTGATTCCTGTTAAATCAACATTTCCATCAAGTCCGCCAGCAATATAAGTTGATGTGAACTGGAATACTGAAATTCCGTCCATACTTGGGAAAAAACTATAGTTTGGAACTGGTGTTACTTCGTAATTTGGATATGCCGCAATCCATAGTGAGTTAGGAAACTCTTTGATGATTTGCTTATAATTGACATGAGCCAAAGTGTAAGGCTTATAAGAGTAATACATTGGAGTATATCCAGCCGCTTTTACTCGTCGCATTCCATAAAGAATCGCATCAGTATTGGCCTGTTTATTTCCACTTGCTCCACCTTCATAGTCCAAAGCTACAATAGAATTCTTTGGCGTTTGAATTCTTGGTAAATAGCGATCAAGTGCTGCTTTTGCTACTTCTTGCGAACCTCCGACTTGATACCAAATATAAGTGTGCGCTCGTTTACCTTGAGCAATTGCTGAAGCTACTTGCGTTTCATAGGTGGCTTGGTCTACAAAGGTTCCACCGTAAGTTCCTCCGATTTGACTAAAAGCAAATTTATCATGAGCATAGCCAAAATTACCGTAAGTTCCGTTATATTTTGACCAGTCCACCCCTTGGTCACCGACTGCCGCAAATACAGGTCCACTTGCTGCGACAACAAAGAAAGCTACCATTCCAATGGCAGCCTTTTTAATTAATCTTTTCATTTGTTTTCCTTTGTTTCATTTGGCTGGCTATTATATTTAACGGCACTTACTCCAGCTAATGTTCCCAAGAATACCGTGAATGCATTCAAAGTAATAATAGCTAAATCAGTTCCACCCCAACCGTAGGCTTTACCAATTACTCCAATAAATACACTAAGTGCTGGCAAGGCTGTTAAAACAGCCCATTTGATGACGTTGTAAAACTTGTTGTTAAAAATCATGTTCTTTCTCCTATTTTTTATTTTTTATGCAGTACGTTCCCAATAATATATTGTTTTACTACCAATGATTTGTGTTCCAATTTGTGTCCAAATGCCACCAATTGGTGGACCAGATGAAGTTGTAGTTTGCCTTACAGTACCAGTCGGAAAGTCATTCATGTCAATAATTTTTTTCCATGATAGAGATTTAGCCGTAATAGTAGTTATATTGTTTATTGTAGAATATGCTACTGTAATTCCTGTACCACTGTACCATGAACCACTAACTTGGTCTTTCATTAAATAATCAAGCCTCCCTTGACCACCAGATGTATATTGAGTGAATACTATACCAGTGAAGGTACGACCGATAACAGGTTTATTTGTTGTAGAATTTCCGACAACGGTTGTCCATTGAATTAATTGATTAGTAGAGAAAGGCGTAGGAACTACTATCGAAAGTAATGAAGTTATTCCAGATAGGTATGAAATGCTAGTAGATAATCCGTAAGCATTACCGTTACCTCCGTTTACAATAGGAAGTACCCCTACAATCCCAATATCAGTTACATCAGAAGAACCGTCAAAACTTTTCTGTGCTGAAGATTGAAGATTTACTCCGAGTTTTCTAGCTGTTTCCAGTTTACTTGCACTAACCGCATTGCCATTAAGTGGTAAACTGTTCGCTTGTGCTTCGGTAGCCTTTGCCATTGCATTTTTGGCTTCACTTTCAGCTTGTTTTGCTGTTTCTTGAGCAGTTGTTACATTTTTATTTGTGATTGATAACTCTGATTGTTCAGCTTTTGCTGAAATCGCAATACCTTGTTTATCAACAGTAGCTTGTAAGTTGTCTAAGTCCGTTTGATTGGCTTTTGCTGAAATAGTTGCCGATTGATTATTAACAGTATGCTGTAAACTTTCTAAATCTGTTTGATTAGCCTTAGGGGAGTAATCTCCGTTACTCATCAGAGAAATGTTACTTGTTAAAACCTTTACTGAATTTATTAGTTCAACAACTTCCGATTCAGTTGCATTTTTTGCGATTGCTTCTAATAGCGATTTTATAGTAACTAAATTTTCAGGACTAATACCAAATGCTTCAACTTCATTTTTAAGCTCTGTCATTGCATGTTGTAAGCTCGTCATATCAGCTAAATTTGCTTTAAGCTCAATATTTCTCTTGTTTGATTCAGTTTTAGCCTGTAAATCATTCAACTCACTACGCAAAACTTGTGGCATGTTTTCCAATAATAATTTTGTAAAATCGTCAATCTTATTATTTACTTCTTGAGCTAAATCTGTAACTGTAGAATTATATGATATAAATGTTAAATTCTTACTGACAATAACTTGTTCTAAACTTTCGTTGAGAAGTATTAAATTTGATTTAATCCCCCCCGGAATAGTCATCTCAGTAGGGATTATAAGCGTGAATTCTCCCTTGGATATATCATTAGGAGTTAACATAATAAAACCTGATTGAGATTTATACACATATTTATAGGTTAATTTTACTGAATAACCTGTTAAGTCAAGTACAGAACCATTATCAGTTATCTTAAGAAGTAGCGTTCTTGCATTGACATCTCCCTCCATAATTTTAATGGGCTGTTCAAATGACTGGTTAATCATATCCCATGTAATAGTTTGCTTTTTGAAATTATCTAAACTCATTGGAACTCCTTTTAAAGTATTTTAGTAATTATATATCCAATAACAGTTACGGCAAGAGTAAGCATAAAGCCCCAAGCCCACTTATTATTAGCTTCCATTTTTTCTATAAGTTGTGCGTTTGATTGGGCTATTAAAAGTGCTCGTTCTGCTTTATCCCGGACTGTTTCATAGTTATCCAACTTTGTTTCAATTCGAGCTAATCGTTCGAGTACTTCTCGCCATGCTTGCTCCTCCATACCCCCTGCTTTCTAATAATTGATACTCCAATTTATATATTTCTTTCTATTTCGCAAAATAAAGTACAGTTCCTCGAGGTGTTTCACCACTTACTGAGAGTACAGGTCCCCACCAAACCACACGTCCAGTTGGTTCAATATCAATATGGAATGAATTGTTAGCACCTGCCAAGTGACCTGCTAAAGAGATTGTTTCTGGAGGGCAAAAATTTTGACTCACCCAAACCCAAGGTAAAGAAGTCCCTTTATTATCTCGCATTTCTTCACCAGGTTTTACTGCTTTGAGTTCTCCTTTAAATTCGGCTTGTACAATCCCTAAGCCCTTTTTAGTGAACTTGATAATAAGGCCATTACCAATATTCAACGTTGCAGATGTTGATGGTGACAGTTCATTGTTTAAAGCATTAAAGTTTTCATCAATTGCTGCACAGCCATTAGCCATTCCTTCAGTAATTTTTTTTAGTTTTGCCATTTAATTTCTCCTTTTTCATTGAGCGATATAGCCCTTAGTAATTTTTGCGCCTGTTATCTTAAAACATAGCGTTTGTGGTTTATCAATGATTAAAAGCGTTTCATCATCTACAATGGTAATATCTCCACCAATCTTGTATGAAGTTGGCATCTCGATATATGCTTTTTGTCGGTCATAACTGAGACTGACTGGCACATTATAAAGGCGCTCTCTACCAAAAACTTTTCCAGTTCCTAAGCCTTTTACTTCTGTTCCCAAAGCGTTTTTATAAGTTGTCACTTTAATATCCGGTTGATACTCTGAATCATGCTCAATAATAAATGTAAATCCAGTTGGGATATTTTTTTCAGCAGATTGCTTCAACGTATTAAACCGAGAAAGTAATTCTCCGCCTGGGTCAACTGATTCAATAATTTTTTTGACAGATACAACCCACTTCTGAAGGTCTTCTTCACTCTTGTTCATAAAGTTTTCCATGCCATTTACAGATACTTCCAATTTTGCTTTAGCAGTGGCAAACCACACTTGAAGCTGTTCTTGAAACTCGGTATCAGCCTGCGAAAAAATTTCTTTGTACTGATCTATAATCCCGTCTACATTAATATTGTCAAAAGGTGTTGACCAGCCACATACAGCGGAATCACTACGCATATCTGTGATATCCGCATCAGTGATTTGGGTTGCATTAGTTTTTACGGAAATTTTTGCCAATTGTAATTCATATGTTGTGTCATTACGAGCAACCGTTGTATCTCCTGGTTTATAAAATAATTGAGTCGTTCTTGCATTCTTATCCATTCTCAAAACAACAGAGTCCATGCGTTCTTGAATTGAGGATGCCACGTTAACTTGTATTCCAATAGATTTATAATTAAGGTAAGAGCCTCCATTAATAACTGCTGAACCACTTCCTAATTGAATATTCATTCCATTCTGAGTAGAGCGGACTCGCAATCCATCTTTAAAAGACATTACAACTCCTGTTTTCAAGAATGCTGCAAAAAATCGCATGAAATCATCTGCATCATAAAGCCGATCCCCATGTACATCGTTCCATGGAAAACTATATTGTGTCATTTGCTTAATCTCCTTTTTATTATGTCAAACACAGTTGGACTCTCTTTATCCCAGAGTGGGGATGTGTGATGACCAGAACTATCCCAAGTTTCATCTATACCTGCTAACACTGAAGTTTTTGTCAAATTGAATAGTTTACTTGTAAACCGTACTCTGTCACCTAGTTCGTAATCTTTGCCATATACAAATAAATCACTTTCTAAATCGATATCTCCATTTAGCGTGAGCACTTCTTCTTGTTCTGCAAGTTTTTCAATTCCACGACTTGTTAAAGTTGCTTTATATTGTGAATCTGTCAATGTGATATCTTTTCCACTTCCATCCTGTGTTTGTTTTTGAATATCTCGTGCATCAACATAAATTTCTTCACGTTCTAAGCCTGCCAGGTTATCATTTAGTTTCACATTTAGTCGTGCAGAACCATCTCCCTCACCAAAAACCCAAGCCATAGTAGCTTCATCAAAGTTTGATGATTCATAGCTCTCTGATAGTAAATTATCAAAATCAACGTTGAATTCTACAACATCTGATAAATCTTTTCCTTTTACTATTTCTAGTTTGTTATGAGGATTTTGTAAATTTGTAGCTGTCTCTCTAATACCAATATCATAAGTTGAGCAAAGGGCATCTACTTCATCGCAAACAACACCATAAGAATTTTGATAATCAACAGTTGACGTTGACAACGTACCAGGAGAAGTAATAGATAAATATTGGATTTTTCGGCTGGCTTGACTTGGATTGACCACCTCATTATTAAGATGATCATAAATGATTTGTTCTGGCTTTTTGGTCTGATGATAAATTCTATAAACAATTCTCTTAAGTGATTTTGCACGTAAGGATTTACCAGATATAACAACTTCACCCTTTGTTGAATCATCGCATACTACTCTATCAATATAAAAATAAACATCATTTATATTTAGAATATTATCTGAAATAAAAAGCGAGAAAAGAATATCTTTTCTACGCTGTATTTCCTCACTATTATTAAAAATTATTTTTTGAACATCTTCGAGTAATATTTTTAGTGAAAACTGGGAATAAGTATAGTATCTCCAGTTTACTGTTAATGACTCAAAAACATCTAAGATACCAGCAGATTTAAAATTAAAACCACTAGTTCCTACTCGCTTAAATACTTCAATATCCATACTCTTACACTCCTATAATTAAAGGTGTAAATGAAATGGTTGCAAGAATGTTTTCGTGTCCTTTATCTGCCTGAACAACTAAATTATTCGATTCAATATTATCTAATGTGAAAAAAGTAGAACCAGGTGTACGAATACCCATAGCATTCGTTGATTTCGGGTCAGTATTATCTTGATGCCATGATTTCTTTTCCCCCTGAACTGTAGAAAGAAAAATAGTGGTTCCTGCATCAAAAGTTCCTGTCCATCCAAAATACTCTTGAGTGACTACGTTATAAATTCTTGGATTTTTTACTAATGCATTACACAAAATATTAAGTTCAAAGCCAACTTCAAAATCTCCTTTGTTTAATATTTTTACAATATGTCCTGGAGCAATTGTCGCAAAAGCAAAATCAGTTTTTATTGATAATGGAAATTTTAATTTATTATCATTTGATGATAAGGGAATGGATTTATTTCGAACGTTTTCATCACGCCATTCAGGATCCAATGCTCTAAATTGAATTGATGATTCAGACGTTGATGCACTACTATCCTTACTTCCCTCGTAACCTTTTAATGGTTCTACATCAATACTATAAAGATTTTCACCAATACGAATATATAAAGTTCCTGCAAGTTCTGGGTTGATAATGGCCATCACTTGATGTTCTTTATCTTTCAAAGCCTCGTACGTTCCTTCTTTAATTGCAATTCCTACTGTCATATCCCTATATGACAGCGAACTGGAAGTTTTACGCTGTCCAGATTTTCCAAAAATCTTTTGAGAACTAATTTCATTTTCTGGCGAACCAAAACCTTCATAGCTAGTTAAATAAAAAGGACCAAAGCGATCCAATTTCATTTCAACTCCCAACGTATTTTTATAAGAAATTTCCACATTTGGAAGTATCATCATTATTTCTCCTTTCTAAAAGTCATAAGCGGCTTTTTGCCATTGTAGTTGTTGTTGTCGTGCAATTTCACGTTCAGAAGGGTTTTCTTTCACAACAACAGTCATTGGAGCGTGTATCTCCGTTTTTGATTTTTCTTGATTTAAAGCATCGACTGGAATGTTTCCAGCTATTTTTTGAGCAGCGATAATATTTGAGTTGCTGCCAATATTCAATGCAGAATCCCATGAATCGCCATTTAATATATTAGTATCAATTTCATCAGTAATTGCTGATTGAATTTGTTTTGCTATCCCAGAAACATTTTTTTGAACAGCTTTGAAGTTTTCCATCAAACTGTCATTAAATCCACCCATAATAGCTTGTCCTGCTGGAATCAATATTTTTCTATCATATGATATAGGACCTTTGTGATCTTTAATCCAGTCAGCAATTCCACCTACAAATTTCTTTCCGGCTTCCCATGTGCTTTTTAGACCACCGACAAATCCATCAATAACCGCCTTACCTGCTTTCGCTAAATCAATATTGCTTAAACTATTAAAAGTATTCTTTATACCACCAACAAAATTCTTTCCGGCTTCCCATGTGCTTTTTAGACCACCGACAAATCCATCAATAACCGCCTTACCTGCTTTCGCTAAATCAATATTGCTTAAACTATTAAAAGTATTCTTTATACCACTTACAATATCTGAAATCGTAGAAGCTGCTCCAGAAACCGCTCCACTAATCCTACTCCAAACATCTGATATTATTGAGCGTAAAGATTTACCTGAATCACCCAAACCGCTAAAGAAAGATTTGATTCCATTAATCGTGTCATTAATAGAACCACCTACAGATGAGATGATGGAGCGAATACCACTCCAAGCTCCTGATATCACACTTCTTAATGCTCCACCAGCTGAACCTAAGCCTGTAAAGATAGCTTTAGCGGTATTAATGATACCGCCAATACCACTTACAACAGTAGAAATTATTGATTTTATGCCATTCCATGCACTAGTGATTAACCCTTTGAGTGATGTACCAGCTGCCCCAAAGTTTGCAAAAAAACCAATTGCTGTACCTACCCATTGAGCTACAGTTGCAAGTACTGGTGCAAATTCTTGAAATTTAGCTAAAACGGCAGCAATTATTGGAGTAAGAAATCCGACTACAACTCGAATTGTGTCAAATGTTCCTGCTAATGCAAGCATGGCCCCTTTCAAAATACCACCAATAAATGCACCTAATACTTGAAAAACTGGCATTAAAGCACCCGCAATAACAGTTGCTAAAGGCTGAATTGCATTCCACATTTTTACAAATGAACTAATTAAAGTGTCTAAGGCAGGTCCTACAATCCCCATCATTGTAGTAATACCAGTTGTAATTGCAGGTACTAATGCAGATATAATAGCTTGAATTCCACTAAAATCAAGTTTTGAAATTCCAGAAGAGATTGTGTCAATCATCGGTTGTACGGCAACTGATATTGCTTCAAAAAGTGATGGTAGCTGCCCGAAAGCAACGCTTAAAGTGGAAATTACTGGCATTACAGCAGAAATGACATTAGAAAATAATTGTGGTAATTTACTAAATACTCCCATAATTTGAGTACTGATTGGTCCAATTGAAGATAGTAAACTGTCAAAAACTGGTTTTAAACCTGAGACAATAGTTTGAAAACTTCCTTGTAGAGGTGATAATATCGAGCTGAACTTTGCAGTAAAGTCAGAGAACCCACTCCCGATTCCATTTCCTAATTGTGAAGAAAGTTCTTTTCCGGCTGCACTCACAAACGTCGAAATTGCTCCTGGTAAAGCCTTAAAAATATTTCCTACCATCGGAATGAAGTTCTTGAATAAGAATGTTGATGTCGTTGACACCAACGCATTCAATGGCCCTTGCAAATCACGGCCTAGTGATAAGTTCCCCAAAACATTAGACATTGCAGCTTTCATTGAATCAAATGACCCACTAAATGTTGTTGATGCTTCTTTCGCAGTTGTACCTGTAATGTCCATTTCTGTTTGGATTACATGAATCGCTTGTGTGATATCTGAGAAGTTTGAAATATCATACTTTTGACCAGTAAGCTTTTGAGCATCAGTCAAAAGTCGTTGCATTTCTTCTTTCGTACCACCATACGTTTATATTCGCCATAAGTCGTTAACTTATGTCCGTTCTCTTATGAACTGCTATATATTTCTATATAGACTAGACTATCTCTTGCGTATTAAACGCCCTCGCACTTCCACCTACTTAGGTGTACTCTACTCCATTAAAAAAACACCCTTGCGGATGTTAATTCTGTTTCGATAGTCGTTACACTTTTATGAATTAATTTTTGATTTATTGCCTTTTTTATACAGGAATTTATACCCTCTAGTTCTACCACGTTTTCCAATTGTTCCTAGTAGTAACATTTGGGATATATTGCTTATCGTACAATTAAAATATTTAGCAGTTTTTGAAACACTTTCAAATTCTAAGGTTTCAATAACATCTAGCCATGCTAAATGTCCTCCACCTCTCTTTTTTCTTTCTTCTGCATAATGTTTTACAATGATTGATTCGCTTCTGACACCTATTGTTTCAAACCTAGAGTTGTTTTCCGAATATGTTGCCCATCTTAGATTATTAATAGAATTATTTTTTCTATCGCCATCTATATGGTCAACTGTCGCTTTATTTTCTATATTTGGAATAAAAGCTTCTGCAACCAACCTATGAATAGGAACTTTTTCTGATTTATTACCTTTATATAAATCGACAATTAAATATCCATTTCGTTTGTTTGTAAAAGGTTTTTTATTTCGTCCTGTAATATCATTTCTAACTTCTCCATCTTCATTAATAGAGTAGTTTGTATTTCTTGCAATTTTAATCCACATAATCTATTCCCTTTACCACGTATTTATATATTTATTTTATCATACAAATGCAGTAAAATCAATAGTTTATTTTATTTAATTCATACTTAGCACGGTATTGTCATGCACATAATAATGTGTTTAGAGTTTCACCGTTTTCACGAGGTTTATACTGAGCTAGTTTTTTAGGTTTACCCAGTTTCAAGTTATCAAGCATTGTGTAGTTTTGTTTCGCAAAACCTTGATAAGCATTTTGAATATCACCAACATTTGTACCCATTTTATTGGCATTATCAGACATATCAACAATTGCTTGATTTGATAAATCTGCCGCTTTAGCTGTATCTCCATTCAATGATTTAATCATTGATGCAGAAAAACCTGTTACAGTTTCCATATATGCATTCGCAGACATACCAGCCGTTTTATAACCTTCTGTTGCATATTTTTTACTTTATCTGCATTATCTTTAAATAGAGTTTCAACCCCACCTAATGATTGTTGTAAATCAGCTCCTTCAGAAAGTGATGAAGAAATTAATTTACCAAGTGCTGCTCCTGTTGCTACCACACCAGCTATTGCGGCGACCTTTAAGGCAGAACCAATTTTTAGACCTGCGCTATTCCCTGCCGACTCAGCTTCTGGGTCTAAGATACCAGACATTGAACCTGATATTCCTTTGGCAGATGGCATAATTTGCACATAAGCTTGTCCTAATTCTGTTGCCATTTACCTCCTCCTCCTTTTTGAAATAGTTGCTGACGATATTTTTCAAAATCCTCACCAGAATGAAATTGGATTTTTCTATCAGTTTTTTCTTTTGGTTTATTGATGATATCGGTAACAAGTTTTGGCCTGTTCTTACCTTTCTGACCATCTTCTGTTTTAAACCACAGAGACATACTTAAACGGTCTTGAATCCCAGCTAAAAGAAGTGTATTAATTGGGAACTTTTGTCCACTCATCTGTAAAGGGCCATGCTAAAATGTAGGAAACGGGCCATTGAAAATGTAGGTTAACTTTAAAATTGTGATAGGCTTTTCCTTATGAGAAAAGACATCCTAGAAAGTATAACCGAACATCTTATGACTGGAATTAAACCTAATTTCGCTGATATTGCCAGACGCTATAATTGTGACTATCGGACGGTCAAACGTTATTATGACCTCGGAAAAGAAAAGACCCTTGAAGAAGCTTCAAAACGAAGGGTCCCACCGTCACTTATTGAGAACTATAAATCAATCATTGAAGATAAACTCAAGCTTGGCTGCTCTGTGCGCTCAATTTACTACTTCATCCAACTAAAAGGCTATCAAGGCTCATATACGACCGTCAAACGCTATGCCAGATTGATTCGAGAATCCTGCAAACATAAAGCAACGATTCG